CACCGGCGTCATGTCGATGAGCTCGCGGGGAGCCTTGGTGTGCCACACGATATTGTGCATGGTGGATGTGTCGACGGGGTCGCCGCCATCCAATCCGGGTGGCGTCACACCGCGCTCCCACAGCGCGATGTTGGGGACGCGAGCGAAGGTGATGAGCGACTTGAAGCCAGTCTTGAGCCTCTTACCGTTGGGGCTCTGTCGCGCGGTCGGTGACGGTGCAGCCATGTGTATCCTCCCTTACGCGGGTTCCACGTGTAACAAACAATTCAAGAAGAACAAGCTTCGCTTGCTGTTCGGTGCATCCTTGCCGCGCGTCTCGATGGGCAAGCTCCTGTTCACGGCGTGCACGTGGTAATTCGCGCTACCCACGTGCACGACCTTCTGGTACACAGCGTCCAGTGCGAGCGCGACGTCGTTGGCTTTGCTGCGTCCAGCAGCGTGCCCACTCGACCTGATCCTCACCTGCACACCGTCGAGTCCCTGCCTGACGCTGTCTGGCATCGTGCGGCCGTGGTCTTGGCCGACAGTGTCGTAGCACGTGATACAATTGTCTGGCACGTCCGGCTCTGTCGTCGCGTACACTGGCCACGTCCCGGCGTCTGTGCCCAAGCCGAGGTCGACCAGCAGCTGACGCACGCACTCTGCCGGACTGTTCGCCATCGACCCTGGCATCAGTCGTCACCCCACATGGTGCGTGTGCCGCCGCGTCGCTGCGGAAGCGGTTCCTCATCAGCTCTCGGCGACGCGGCTCGTCTCACGCGACGGCCGATCGCATACTCGATGAGGGACCGCGTCACCAAGTACACCGCGACGCCGATCGACATCCACATCACTTCCACTACTCTTTCCTCGTGAATGCACTTGGACGCAAGTTGTTGAGGTCGACTGGGCACAGCTCTTGGGACTTGCGCTGCAAGAAGAGCCCACCGAGGTACAGCGCTTGCAGCAGCGTCTTCCCTTCTCTGAGCCGCTGCGCGATGATGTCCCTGATCTGTCGCGCATACGTCCGCGCTGGCTCCTCGAGGTACTTCGCTTGCCCGACGTCGTGGTGAGCGTTCAGGTCCTCGTGCACGTAGATCGCGTACTCGGCTTCGTACCCGACCACCACTGAAGCGGGCTCCATTCCCTTGGCCCGCTTCTTTAACATCCTGATGACCGCTCGCACTCCCTCGACTTTGGCCATCATCACCTCTTCATGGCGCGACGCAGGTCTCTCACGGCTTTGCGAAGCTTCCGCTCGTCAAGTCGGGGGTGCTTCTTCAGCACCCGCGCGACGATGGCTTCGTCGTCGAACATGGCTTGCAAGAGCTTGACGATCAAGAGGACGATGATGTACGTGATCATGATGTCGGCAACGCGTCGTTGTATCTCCTCAGCCTGTACTCGTACGCCGCACAGCGCCCCTTCACATCTCGCGTGGTGGCATCCTCGACGACCTCGAACAAGTCGCTCGTCGGGATGCCGTTGCTCGGCAAGTCGTCCACGCCACCAAGCCACATTATGCTGCCGATGAGCAACGTCCGATCAGCGATGACCTCGACGTCGTAGCTCTTATTCCGAGCGTCGGGAGCCGCCACTTCCCTCTTGACTGGGACCCACCGCACGATGAGCTCCCGCCGCAAGTTGGCCGCAGTGGCCACTGTCTGCTGCCCGAGGTTCGTCACGCCAGACGCGGGCCAGTACACGGCCTTCTGACGCCGGTTGTCTCGCTCCGGGCTGGGCATCAATCCCTCTCAGTGTACGGTCGCTGAGCCGATGCGCGCTTACCCAGCCACTTGAACCGTGCGACGGCGCCAGACAGTATGCCCCTGAGACAGTCGCTACCGTCGAGCGACAGAGCACCGTCCTTGTAGTGCTCTGGCACTTTTGGATCAGTCACGAACGAACCGCTCGCTTTCGACGTCGACTTGCTGCTGTACTTGTTGTCGCTCTTGGTGTAGTACCACGCAGCGAGCCACGTCTCGATGGCGACGAGCTCTTCAGCCGTGTGTGCATACGACTTGGCTGCTGCGCACGTGGCCACTCTGTTCGTGATGAGGTTCGCAGCCGTGATGTACGGTGTGAGAGACGGGCACGCCACCGTGTCGTAGTCCTGGCCAGCTGCCATGACTCCCAATACGAGCTTAGGTGTCGTCCGCCACGCCATGCGTCACGCTCCCACGTTGGCTTTGCGGATGGCAGCGATGACCTCGTCCTTCGCTGTCATCTCGCTAACATCGATGCCCTCGTCCTTCGCGACAGCGAACAGCTGCCTAAGCGTGAGACTCTCGAGCGGATCGTCGACTGCGTGCTCTGCTCGCTCTTCCGCTTCGCGCTCACTGTACATGCGGACGAACCTGACGGACGTCCGCGTGTTGTGCATCTTCGCGAGGTCGTCGAACGACTCGATGATCTCTCCCGGCATGTAGGTGCGGCTAATGGCCCGGCCGTCACCCTCGGGAGGAGACGGGTTGTAGCCCGTCACCTCACTGTGTATCCCGACGACGAGTCGGAATCGCTTCTTCACTCTCTCAGCGACTGTAGTGCTCACGCGTCAGCTCCCAGGGCGAAAGTTACGGGTGCGGGGTCTTAGACGGTCCAAGTGGCGTGGAGGATTCCAGTGCGACCGCTGTAGTCGGCCTGGAGGTGCGGGACGTTGATGCACCAGATCTTGAAGTTCTGACGCGTCCCACCCGCACTCGGCCACTGGACGGTGGTGATATCCTGGCCGATGACCGCTCGCGCGACGTCGCCCGTCATGCTGACGAACACCATGGTGAACGGGTTGGTGCCCGTCGCCTTGTGAGCAGCTGCCGGGACGAGAAAGTCGAGGCGACGCATGTCTTGGACGCCGTCGATCTCGCGGACGCGCTGGCGGAGCGTCTTGGACGGCGCCACCGCGCTGCCACCAGTCACTTCGCGGAAGTAGTCGTTGTCGAGGTACTGGTCCCAGTCCGTCGAGTTGTAGATGACGAACGGGCCGTACTGGAGGTTCTGACGCAGCAGCTCGATGCAAGCCAAGACGTCGTTGATGAGCATGCCGGGGTGCCAGCCGCCCGTGGTCGGCTTGGTCATGCCGGTGCGCGTGATGCGGTGTGGGAAGTTGATGTACCCGTACACCGTCGACGCAAGCGCCGCACCGGTGTACGTGCCAGCTGCTTGGTCGTGAGCCGTCGGACCAGAGCTGACGTCGCCGTAGTTGATGCCGGTCTGCGTGCCGATGGTGGTCTTCTCGACAGTCTCACCGATGCGGCGAGCGACGGCTTCACCCATCACGGTGTCGAGCGGAGTGTCGGAGAAGTTGCGGCTGATGTCGAGGCGGCGCTGGCTGAACCAGAACCCGCCGTGGGTGATGGGGAGCGGCAGAGAACGCAGCTTGAAGAGCGGGTTGTCAGTGCGCTCCTCGGTCATCGCGTCCATGTCGACGATGGCTTCGCCCGGGTCCGACATGGCCTCGTACTCGAGGGTCATGCGGTTCTGGCCGTTGAAGCCGCCGTACGTGTTCGCTGCAGCGAGGTCAGCCCACGCACGCAGGCGAGCCCGGTACGAACGGTGCACAGCGGTGTCCAACTGGATCCACTGCTCCTTGCGGAGAGCGGACGCGTTGGCGGTGAGCAGCACGGGGTCGATGATGCCCCGGCTAAGGAGGTCGAGGACGCGGTGCTTGCGCTTGAGTTGAGTGCGGACGCCCTTCTCCGTCGTCCACTGGCCGGTGTTCACGATGACGCACGGCTGGCCGTGGTCATCGAAGAACGGCCGACGCATGCCGACGTCGTTGAGCGCCATGAAGTCGCGGACGAACCCGCCGTCGGGAGCTCCCTGCACGGGTGCGCTCACGAGATTGAAACCCTGAAGCATCGTAAGTCTCCTCGGTCGTGTGTGAAAGTGTGAGGGAAGCTCCCGCTGGGGTCACTGTCCGGTGACGAGAACCCAGACGAGCTGGTCGGCCGTCGGGTCCGTGATGTTCTCGAGCGCCAGGAACGGCAGCGAGTCCTCGGCTTGAGCAGCCGTCGGCTGGACCAGGCCAGTGCCGTCATCGACGACGAGATACGTCGTGCCAGCGACCGCGTCGTCAGCAGTGCCGATCTGATTGCCGAAGAGCACGTTGAGCTCTTCGCCCACAGCCGGGTAGTACACCTCGGCGATGGCGCCGTCGGCGTAAGCGTCTGCGGTCGTCTTACCCTGCTTGCTGTCTTCGAGTAGCACGGCGATCGGGATGCGGTCGCCGTCCGCTGCCATGAGGCCAGCGGAAGCGCCAGCCGCTTCCATCTCGAAGTTGCCGTTGTCGTCGACCGTGGTCCCGGGCTTGATCGTCATGATCGTGCCGGGCTTGGGAGTGCCGTCGATCTTGCACGACCGGAAGACGCCCTTCGGGTCCGTGCTGACGATGATGCCGTTTCCGCGAGGCATTGTGAGACTCCTCTAAGTGTCGTGTGAGAATCGGACCCGTGGGGTTTTGCTATCGCTTGGCCAGTTCGGCCCAGTTGGTCGTGGGAGGCGTCATCGACGCGATGTCGTCCTCGTCAGCCGCTGCGTTCGTCTCGATCGCGGGCGGGCCGCCGGCACCCTGGAAGAACCACGTCGGTTCGGGTTGCGCGTTCGCAGTGGGAGCAGTCGGGATGAGGCTGACGAGGTCTTCCAACTCAGACAAGTTCTTCGTCATGAAGCGCTTGCCCATCTCCTGGCGACGCGCATCGTCCTTGACGTTGCCGACGAGCTTCGAGACGAGCTTGACCTTGGCGTCACGCTCGATCTTCATCGCGCTCTTGATGGTGTCGCGGATGCCGGGAGGCGCCGAAGCGAGCCACTGCTGCTCCGCGTTCATCATCGGCAGCACGGGCTTCTTCTCGGGCAGCGCCGCGACCTCTTCCTCTTCTTCTTCGACCGCTTCACTGGCAGCGGCTTTCTTAAGAGCCGCGGGCATCTCGTTCTCGATGAACGCTGCGTTGACGGTGACGGACGAGTCGAGCTTGAGCTTCTTGGTGAGCGCTGCCACGGCGCCCTCGTTGACTCGCGCTGCCATGACGTTCGTGTGCAGCTTGTCGATCTCTCCATCGCTGAAGAGCTCCCCGTTGCCGAGCACCTGCTCCTTGCCCTTGTAGCAAGAGCAGTTGGTGCAGATGGCTTTCACTTTCTGCGTGCGGTCCATGTCGTCCTCCGAGTGTTGAAGTTCATTCTTGACGAGCCCGCCCATACGCTCGTAGATGTGAGCCACCACGGCCCAGTAAGCGTCACCCTCGTAAGTGCCCCTGTCTGCTGCGGCCTTGGCGCGGTCCCACGTGGCTTCGTCCTCGACCCAGGACGCGGGGTTCTGGCCCAGCGCAGCTTCCTCAGACGCTCTCTTGCCCAGGTCGCGGTCGAGGTCCGTGAGCACCATGTACCCAGCTTGAGCGGCTTCGTGCACTGGCCCCTTCCCTCTTCCCGCCCCGTACTTCTTGTAGTACCCCGTGACCTCAGACCGCACCTGGCCCGGGACAGCGTTACCAGTGAACATCTTCTTGAGGCGACTAAGCCAGCCGCCAGTGGTCTCTCCGCCCTTAGGCTTCGCTTCATCGGGCAGAGCTCGCACCAGATCTTTCTCACCTAAGATGGTGACAGACGCGAGCTTCGCGCGCTCTTCGGAAGAGCGTCCCTCGACGCGCTTGAGCATCTTCCCGATGGCTCTGGCTTTCTTCTTGTCGATCTTCGCACGCTTCTCAGTGCGCTCGTCCGTCCGCTTACCGGCTTCCTGGAACCTACGCTCTTCATCGGGATCGTCGAACTTGCCGGATGAATCGATCTTGGGACCCTTGATGATCTCACCGTCCTCACCGACGAAGACGTGAGTGCCGCCGCGAAGCGTCACCCAGTCGTTCTCCACGAGAGACTCGCACACGACATCGTAGTCGTCGTCAGTGAGCTCTTCGTTCAGAGCGAGAGCGTCCAAGAACGCAGCCATCGTCGTGCTCACGGCGACTTCGTTGACGTTGATGCCGCAGCCGTCGTCGACGCTGCAAGCACCCTTCTGGCCGATAAGCACAGCGAGATGGTCCGGTCGGTAGTTGCGTGCGATCCACTGGTACGAGCGGCCGTTGTGGGCTGCCCCGCTGGGTGCTGGCTCGTTGTCGGTGAAGAGTCCAGTGGAGACTTCTATCGCGTCGCCGCGGGTGAGGAGAGCGAAGATGCTCGTCCCGTTGCGCACATCGTACCCGCGCGTGGCCTCGACGTCGAACCACGCTTCAGCCCCGAGCTTCTCGTCGAAGTTCGACGCGAACACGTGCCCGACGCCGTAAACTTCCAACACGTCGGGACTTCGCGCGCTGACGGGGACGCCGCCCTTGGTCGGGTGCCCCACGACGAGAGGCACACCATTCCAAGCGAGAGGATCTCGCGACACTTCGTCGGGTGGGTAGTAGAGTGCGCCACGGCTGCCAGCGAGCACTCCCGGGACGATCATCGTCACGGGAGCGACGTGGAACTCTCGCCCGCCCCGGCGTTCACGCCGCGCTCCGCTGCCCAACTTGTTCCCTAGAATCGTCTCGATCATCGACTCAACTATATACTAGAATGACCGACTGTCAACAGGAATCTCGCCAGTTTTAACTCAATAGAGTTAAACTT